TGAACAACCTCCTCCATGTACATAAACTCGCAATAGCTTGTCTCCGTCTTTAAGAGAAGCTGCTTTGTTTTTTGCATTTTCTGACAAGATTAATGCTTGTGGTACAAATGATTCAACTGACATTAGTGTATCTTTATAATATGAAAAACAACAGGGTTTAAGAATTTTAATTCGTGGTGTCTGTCATCCAGATCAATCCAAAGAAAATGCTTAGGATTCTTTTTAAGAATCTTTTTAGCAGTGAATGTACGTTCAGCCGGAGCCTTTTCTACGGTTGAACCATCTGCTAATGTAGCTTTTTCCCCTGGATAGTATATTGTTATCTGGTACTCCTCTCTCCAGAGGCCGTTCCACCAGTCAACTAGTTTTCTTAACACCTTTCTTTGCCCTCGCCTTTCTCTTAGGTTTTGCCTTAGTTGGTTTGTTATATTCAGTAATACCAATAGGCTCTAATAATGGTTCTAATTGAGGATACACTTCCAACAACTTACCATCTTTAATTGCTGTCAGTAGTTTTGCTTCTGTGTGATGTATACCCTCAAGTATATTACACCACACCTGTTCACGTCTAACTTGATTCAGGTTATTCATGTTACTACCAGGAGTGATAAAAGCCTTTATCCTGCGCCATTCGAGCTGTAGGGTAGTTTCACCCATGCCTTCAGGAATGTCATCTTGTATTTTAATACCTGTTTCAGGCATACCCTCAGGTAGATTCCATTCAGGTTTCTCAGCTCCTACACCTATACGTACAATCGGAACAACTGATTGACTCATTTTAGCCCATTCTTTTAGCCTGGCTACCTGAGCGTCTACTCCTTCTGCTTTGAATACCCAGGCAAACCCTTCATCTACTTGTCTATGTCTCATTAAAAATCTCCCAACACATCCATCATGTTTTTCATTTTGTTTTTTATAAAATAGTTTAGCAACTGACTTCTATCGCCACCCTGCTGTAATTCGTAACTATTTATAATGTTATCTTTAATCTCCTGAGGAGTTTGTGTGAGGTCAACAAGCATACGATTACGATTGTATCCGTGTGACATATCAGCCGTAACCCATTCCTCAGGCGGCTTAGACTTCCACTCTGCTAGTAAGTTCTTACGTATAGGTTTCTGCCTAATGCCTTCTACAAAACTATTATCAGGTGATAACATATTAGGAATGCCGTCACCCTTATCGCCTGTAATAATATGTTCCATCAGTACCTTTTCAACAGGTTCTTTTAGTTTGATCCACTTCTTAAATGCTGGGGCATACTGTTTCACGTTGTCCCATTTCTGTAGCTGATTGAAGTCATGGTCACCGCTGATAATAAGATAAGGTACAGAAGTAGGATCACCAAACAACTGGTCACGTTCTCCTGCTGTCTGACTGTACTCAGCGAGTGTACCGATAACATCATCAGCCTCTGCACCCTCTACATCTATGACAGGATACGGGAAGTGTTCTGCTAACTCATCTCGTACAATAGACAGCGCATCAAATATAGCACCCCAATCAAAGTCTGACTTTGCTCTATCTTTCTTACGATGTGCCTTGTACTGTGGAAATACTTCTCGTCTCCAGTAGTGCCTGTTGTCACAAGCAATAACAATTTCACCAAACTCATTGCCAAAACGAGTACGATAAGAACGAATGGTATTGATAATCATATGCCTGAGTAGTGGAAGATTGACTTCAATATCACTACCAGGCCTGTGTCCAATCTCGGACATGAATGTAGCAATTGCTACCTGGTTATAGTCTATTACAATCATTTAATTACCCTCAGCAAAACCATTGTTGCCTGTACACGAGATTTGGCTGGGAACTTCTTGCCTCGTATCTTATCCATGAATCCGTGTAAGCCATTCTTACGACATTCCATAAAGGATTTAACTAACTCTTCCTTACGGACTGTTTTTTCGTATGATTTTGCAAGAGAGTAATTATCAATGACTGTACCTTTGACTCCCAAAGTGTTGGCATACTCTGACGCATACACGCCAATACGCTTACGCTTAATGTCATATACCCACACCTCACTAGCACCTATGATCTCAACAGGATCAATAGACTTATATTGCTCGTGCTGCTTGGTGTACTTTAACCTACGTACAAGTTTGTTCTTGTCAATAGGACGCTTACGTCTGATACGTGTAATCTTTTTAGCTTGCTGAGTTTCCATGATGCCTGTTACAACACCATCAAAGAAAGCTAACAAGTGTTTGAGTGTAGACTTTTTAACGTGTGAGTATGCTTCTGCTAACTGCTCATCATCACCCTGTGCTAACTGTCTAAACTCCATAGCGAGGTCATCTACAATACTGACTGCTTCATTAGTCTCTGCTTTGTTTAGCTTGTAAGACTCTACAAACTCCTTGTAGTTAGTTACCTGAGCACCATGTATGATTCTATCAATGGTATCATCTACACCTATAGCAAACTGATTAAGATTATCTCGTATAGTTACAACTTTGGGTTTCTCTTCCTTAACTTCTATGAAAGAGCCTGCAGCTGCTAACCATATATTCTTTTGCCTTTCCATCCATTCGGTTGTTGATTCTGTCAACCAACCCAACTTGTTCCAGCAATAGAAATATTTAGCAACTGAATGAAAAGTAGAATCAGGTAACTTTAAGATAGTAGACACAGTGTCCTTATCCCAGTTCTCTTTCATCCACTTTTTGAATGGAGGAATGCCTGCTTTGTCTTGTATCTCATAGTGTACGAAATACAAGCAGTGGCGTAATGCTACCTCTCGTTCTTCATTATCGGTGAGCAGTTTAAATTCTGCCCATTTAGGTTCTGGCAACACATAGGTGCTGCGGGTTCGTTTAGTCTTTGCCATTTAAGGACTCCTTCTATAATTACAATACTAATTATAACAGAAAGAAACCTTATTTGTCAAGCTCTTTTATGTAATCTTCTACGGAAATGTGGTTAAACCCGTCTATTATTGGACAGGTATCGTCAATGATTCTTCTGGTGGGGATGTCTGAACACAGATACTTCATTCTCTCATTCCAAAAATCAAATTTATCATTTGCTTGAGAGGTGTCGCTATAAAGTTTTTGGCTGATGCCGTCAAACCCTATAAGATCTATTGAAGTGGCCTCTAAGTCTTTGGCCATTAAGATTCCAGCGTTGCCGGCGTTCTCGCCATTTACAAAATGTGCGGTGAACCAATTGTCTTTTTCGGACAATTCTAGCCTTTTTAAAGTTCGGTATCGGTAGTATACTGTACCCTCATAACCAGAGTCATATATTTCCTTCATCATATCATAATCTATCACAGTTAGATATGTAGGAGAATAATCTCTATAGATAGCATTGCACCCTATAGTGATACCAGTTATTTTATCTAAAGGAATCGGGGCCCTTGAGACCCCGTTGCCGATTACCGTTATTTTCACTGAAAGGACTTAATATTCTCAATGATAACAGAACGCCAGCCTTGTTTCTCGGTGTCAAACACTACAAGATTGTTGGCAGGAGCTGTTCTAGCCCCTGATGTTGCAGGTACTACGCTTTCCTGCAGTGTGGCCTTCATCACACGTTCTGTGCCGTCTTTCTTTGTAAACGTAATTGTACGCACGCCTGTCTGTAGTGCGCTTACATAATCTTCTCTACTCATTTCATTCTCCATTATATAACTATACCTGAAGTGAATTCACGCCACGCTTTTTCAACTGCTGGATTCACCGCCATTACAACTACTACATTGCTATTATAGAAAGTAGCCTCATCAGGCTCTTCTAATCCTGCCATGCTAACACCCTTTGCAAAGCCCATACCCTGTTGGTTGTGGACAATCATTCTAGGGTCTCCTAGTGTTACTCCCTCAGGTGTGTCTGCTACAAACTTACCAACAAACTCACCTACATTAGTAACTACCGATACTACATCATTTTTTTTAATCATCATCTTTCCTTTTTCAATTGTATAACTTATTATAACACATTTTATCTATTTGTCAAGCGCCATTAGTTCAAAATACTCTTTAGGTGACATAACAGGCAACTTTGAGAGTTCTTGGTAAATTTCTATTTCTTTATTGTAATCCCATCTATCCAACACTTCAACCTCTCTCGGCAAATCTTTTATGCTAGGTTCCAATCGTGTAGGATAATTTTCCAAATAAGTACATAAGGAATCGAAAGGAATGATATGCGTTATATACTTATAAGGCAACTCTGTCAAAAAAGGTGCCACATGGTCAATATTGTCTTCCCCCCACAGCATATACATTGTTAGTCCTGAGTATGCCCTAGACATGGGTTCTCTAAGATTCAAAACAATAGGAATGTCTTTGTCAGTGGCTTCTTGTAAGAATCCTTCAAGCGTACTAGGATCAATTGAGAAAGGGTTTCCTGTGTTTTCCCATTCAGGAGCAATCCTGTCTTTAACAAAAGGAGAACCACAAAAGTGTGCAATAAAACTTTTAGTCCCACACCTAGGAGGTATAATGTGTACTATGCTATCTCTTACAAATACTGTACAAGTCAACTTCATATTTTTTCAATGTCTATGTAAGGTGTGGTGTTATGCCCGGCTGGCAATTTCAAACGCTTGTGACGTAATGTTGGATGGTTTGCAATGTTTATATGACTAGAAGTACCTACCAATCTTTTAAATTCTTCTGGGGTCAAAATGTTCCCTTTGTTTTTTGTGAGTTCATCATATCTTTTCAATTCTTCGTCCCAATCCGGATATAAATTATCCCAAGCCTTATACCATCTTCTTTTAGGCCATTTTTTCCTGTCATCTCTACCATAATAAATTTTGCCCCTTTCCTCTGGCATCTCTGGTATATATTCAGACAATTTCTCAAAAGGTATATATTTGTAACCAAGATGTATAGGCAAATGCACTAACCAAGGAGAGCAATGTAGATCAAACATTAAATCCTCTCCACTTTCCTCCATCACCTTAGGTTTTTTTGTATATTTTGCTACTTGTCGTCCAGCCATTAACCTGTCTCTAGGTTCTCTAAGTACAAGTATTTTTATTAGATCTTTTTCTTCCTCTAACATTGGATATAAATTGTCAACTGAAATCCAAGTGTTCGCAGTCATACTATGGACTCTAGTATTCCCATAAAAATATCCAGTCAATGTCCTACTACCTACTCGATGAGGAAATACCAACATGAATCTGTCAGTTTTTACTAAGAACAGACTCGGTTTTTTCATAGTGTTTACATTCATTTTGGCTTCCACTCAATAGGAACAAATTCAGCAAGAGGTTCTTTATTCAATCTTATATTTAGCATTGAGTTTAAACATTTAGGATCGTGACGCTGCTGCCACTGTAGGAGAAACTCTTGCATCTTAGCCCATGACTTCTTTTCGTATTCAGCAATAGTTTCTTTTGTAAGCTCACCTTCATATTCTGTAACATACTTAGAACTGCCATAATATTTTTCATACAGGCGTTGTGTTTTGCCTGAGTAACCTATGTAGTATGTGCCGTCTGGAAAATAAGTACAATAAACTCTATGTACCTGTTTCTCTTTCGGTTTTCGTTTCTTCTTTGTCGCCATCAAGTACACCTTCATTATCAGATGTACTATTTATATACTCTCTGGCCTCAGCCTCAAGAACAGGCATTCTGTCGAGCGATTTCTTTTGTATTGTCATTATGTCTTTAGGGTCAAAGTCTAACTTGTCACTTATCACAGCATGGGGACAACACATTCTAGATCGCCTAAATTCATTAGCAATGACGTAGGAAGGAGCCCCCATTGCTAATGCCATTGACACCGTGCCTCCCGAGTACCCTATGTATAAATCAGCATACTTAATTATCTCAACCAATTCATCAATAGGCGTAGTGTAGTCTACGAATTTTACATTATCGAATTGTGAATAGGTATCCTTCCAAGAATCAGGAGACTTCCACGTTTTTGCCTTCGGATTACCATACTCCTCCCATTGTTTAAAATTGTTTTCTGTGGTATTGAAAACTACGTAGCCACCGCCACCTACCCATTTGTATTCGGGTTTAAAATATCTGTACAAGTAGATATATTGATAAGGGGGTTTCGGAAGGTCTGTGTGTTTGTACGGCAGGACTTCATTGTATCTTATTTTTAGTTCTACTCTTTCAGTTTTCATCATATCAAATATCTTTTGAAGCCTGAGAATAGAATCTTCACTATCCGGATGTTCGTATTCAGGGCAAACACGCTCACCCTCAGGAGTCGGGACAACCCATTCAAGTATGACCTTTTTGCCTGTCTTTTCTGCTAGATTATTAACCCAAGCGCAAGGTGAGCATATGTCACCATAACCCATTTTACCTTGCCACTCTATGACAACAGGAGCGAATAACCGGTCCCAATTATCAGCAAATTTTTGAGCATTTACTTTTCTGTATTTGCTACCCTTTCCCCCGTGCCATTGTGACATAATTAGTCATCCTCGAAATCCAGCTCATCTTCAGAAAGTCTTTCTGCACAAAAAACACAAAAGATTGGTTCGTCAATATTATTGTCCTGATCGTAAGTAACCATAAACTCACCACCACAACGCTCACAATAATGTTCTACACTTATTTTATTTGACATACTTCTATTCCTGCCTCTCGTAAAAAATTATATCCGCTTCCCTTTGAAGCATCGTATTCATTTATATAGTACACCTGAGATATACCTGCCTGGTATATCAATTTAGCACATTCTATACAAGGAAAATGTGTTACAAATAATGTAGCACTCCTACTAGATTCCGTTGACTGACACAATTTCATTAAAGCATTTGCTTCAGCGTGCAATACTTCTGGTTTAGTGGTCAAATACTTTTGATTAAACGTGTGTGTATAGTCTAAATCCTCTGTTGATGTTTCGCACTCGTTGCTCCAACCAGAGGGCATACCATTGTAACCAATAGAAAGTATCCTGTTGTCTCTTACAATAACACAACCAACCTGTAGTTTCTTTGCTGATGATAGTAGTGCTGTTTCTTTTGCTATCTTAGCATAATACTGTACCCATCTATCCTTTAATATTTGCCATTCTGTCATGCCCATACCTCTTCCCATGATCCTGTTGTAGCGCCACGTGCATAGTCTGTTGCTCTATTCTCAAAAAAGTTTGTATGTGTCGGTGCGTTAATCATTTCCTCAACCCACAGCAAAGGATTCTTTTTCACTTTGAAAATACCTTTGAGTCCTAAAGTAATCAGTCGTCTGTCACAAATATATCGAATGTATTTTTTAACATCTTCATTAGTCAATCCTTCCATTGGACCTATAGCAAATGCTAAGTCAATAAACTTGTCTTCAAGTTCTACCATCTTTTCAGCAATAGTATATATCTTTCCTTTGAGGTCGTCATTCCAAATGTCAATGTTCTCATTAACATACTCACGGAACAATTTAATCATATTCTCAGCGTGCAATGTTTCGTCTACGATTGACCAAGTAACAATCTGTCCCATGCCTTTCATCTTACCATGGCGTGGGAAGTTTAACAACATAATGAAAGACGAGAACAACTGCATACCTTCAGTAAACGCAGAGAAGGCTGCAATGTTAGTAGCGATAGTAGAAGTATCCTTTCCTGCTGTTGATAAGTCCATAAAGTATTCGTGCTTATCTTTCATAGCATCGTACTCAAGGAATTCGTTGTACGTAGACTCAGGCATACCTAGTGTTTCAATGAGGTGACTGTATGCTGCTACGTGCAATGCCTCTCGTGCTGCGAATCCTGCAAGCATCATACGTACTTCAGGTTGCTTGAAGTATGGGAGATAGTTATTAACATAGCCACCTGCTACGTCAATGTCACCCTGTGTAAAGAAACGAAAGATGTTTGTAAGAAAGGCCTTTTCCTCATTTGATAATTTGTTTTTCCAGTCTTTTACATCTTCAGCCATCGGTACTTCTGTGTGTAACCAATGAGACTGCTCATGTTTCAACCAGGCATCATATGCCCAGGCATAATTAAAAGGCTTAAAATATGAGCGTTCTTCTGTTAGTCTTTTACTAGGTGACATTTAATCTTCTCCGTAAATTCTTTTTTATATTTTGTGTCGAATAAGTGATAACAAAGATGTTGTTCTGCACCTCTTATATGATATTGTCCAGCATAAAACATTTGTCTCATTCTTATGCCTGTCTCTCTGTACTCTTTTAAAACTATGCCGTTGCTTTCTACTTTTCGATATTCCGGATATCTTTCTGGGTTGTTTACTGCTATCATGTTATCAAGTCTTTTCTTATTGTAACTCTCAACTGATATACACCCACCTTTATATCCTTGACCCATAGCAGTGTCTTCTATCGCAAATTGCATTTCATTTGTCATAACAGCGTTTTTTACACTCAACCCCTGTAAGTAACCAGGTTTAGTGTATGCTCGGCACAGTGCATATATATTAGGATCTAAATCACTAGGATACCAACCCATACCAGCTACAATTTGGTTGTTATGAATTTTTATTAAATATCCTGCTTTGGGGCCATCAAACCTTTTTTCTTTGTACATACAATACAAAAAGGTATGTGGTTTATTTTCCCAATCCATTGGGTCCATATTAACTGCATTAGGACGTTTATCACCAATAGAACTTTCACAAAAATCTAGTAACTGCCATAAAGGGTAGCTACTGTTTATCACCATTATCATTTCTTATTGCACCTATAACCCAACCACCAAAATCATATTTCCCCCACACTACATCTTTTGGACGTATATGATGTCTAGTATGCCAACCCTCACCAAATGATATAACACCCAACCAATTATCCTCGTGAGGATAACCTCCTCTGTGTGAGAAAGAAGCTATCATAGACATCATCAGTTTTGATATACCTGCTGCTGATAAGTATACCAACATCCATTTATAATTTATACAGAAAAGAGTAAACACAACTGCATAAAATATATGAAAGTAATAATCATGCTGAAATTTGTAAAAAGAGTCTTTGAGTTCACTCTTACAATACATCAACACTCTCTTTTGCTTTTCTCTCTTAGGAAAATCATCCATCACTAATGCTAAATTAAAAATACAATTTAGCAATCCTTTGTGTGCAGGAGAATGGGTGTCACCTTCTTTATCAGAATGTCGGTGATGATTGAGATGTGCTGACTTCCAAGAAAGCAAAGATGACTGTAAAGCTAATCCACCGAGAGTAACAAGCAAGTATTCTATAAACTTATTTGTTTTGAATCCTCGGTGTGTTACTAAACGGTGATAACCAACAGTACACCCTAACTGTAAAAAAGTGTACACAGACAAAACACCTAACCAATGCTGCCATGACCCCACATAATATAGTGGCAGGATACACGCAAGAGAGGCGTAATGTAAAAAGTTCATGTGGTATGCTGTTTTTATCATCCTTCACACGCCAAACATTCACTGTTCTCAACAAGTGCTGTCATATCAGATTCTTTGATAATATCACGTTCAATCCTACGAGATACTTTATCCGCCTTACCTACTTTTTCTGAGCGACAGTAGTACAGTGTCTTGAGTCCTGACTTCCATGCTAAGAAGTGTACAAGGTGTAGATACTTCTTATTTACATCTGGACGGAAGAACAAGTTAAGTGATTGTGCCTGGTCGATAAACTCCTGACGTTTTGAAGCATGGTCAATCAACCAACGCTGATCTATTTCCATAGAGGTCTTAAACACGTTCTTTTCTTCCTCTGTCAGGAATCTGAGTTGCTGTACGGATCCGTCGTTTGAGATGATTGAGGACCAGATCTCATCTTCTGTCTGCTTTGTTTCCCCAGCTTCAATCTTACTTTGAATAACTCCCACCAGATGCTTATTTTTATTAAGATGAGATCCGGAGAGAGTGTCTTGCCTATATGCGTTTGCCCTAAACGGTTCAATAGAAGGCGAAGTGTTACCCATAATGATAGAAGAAGAAGCGTTGGGAGCGATAGCCATAACATGACTAAACCTTCTTCCTGTGCCAACTGCATCAGGTGCTTCTCCTCGTTCTGTACCCAATTCCAAATTTGCTTCATCAAGTTTACTCCTGATATGTCTAAACATTCTCATGTTAGCACTAGTAGCCTGCCATGATTCCCATTCAATCATGTTCTTCTGTAGATAGGCATGGAAGCCTAGTGCGCCAATCCCAATACTCCTTTCACGCATTGCTGAAAACTTAGCACGAGCAACTTGATCAGGAGCTTTATCAATAAAGAATTGTAATACATTGTCTAACATCTCTGCCATGTCTTTTAGGAACATTGTGTTCTTAGACCAAGAATCATAATGTTCTAAGTTTACAGATGACAAACAACATACTGCTGTTCTATCTTTGTCAGTCGGAAGAATAATCTCACTACAAAGATTAGACTGGTGAATCTTCAGTCCAAGGTTCTTTTGAAATTCAGGCAAATTTTTATTACTTGTATCAATGAAGTGGATGTATGGTTCGCCTGTTTCCATACGTAGTTCAAGTATCTTCTGCCACAGATACTTAGCAGAGATAGTGTCACGGATTTCTCCTGTGTGTGGGTCAGTAAGGTTCCAACCATCATCAGCATCAGGGTCTGCCATACAGCGCTCAACAAGTTCCATAAACCTATCGTTAATATTGATACCGTGATGCAAGTTTAGACAACGCACATTCTGGTCGCCTGTAGGTTTTCTCATTTCCAAAAACTGTATTACATCGGGATGAGAAATGTCGAGATATGTAGCATAAGAACCACGCCTGGTACGGCCTTGCCTGTAAGCCAAACAAGAGGAGTCATAAGTTTTAAGGTGAGGCATAACACCAACAGACTTGTCATCACTAGCACGAATGCCGAATCCAATACCAACCCCGCCGCCGAGCATAGATAACCAATTAGTCTCACTTAAATTCTCCACCAGCCCTTCTGCTGTGTCATTGATGTAATTAAGAAAACAAGAAATAGGCATACCTTTCTTAGAACGACCAAATGACAAAATTGGTGTAGAATAGGATAACCAATGCTTACTTGCATAATCATAGAGTCTTTGTGCGTGTTCTAGATTACTTGCAAACTGTAAGCTAACAAAAGCAAAACGCTCTTGAGGAGATTCTTCCTCTTCACGCATATAACTTTCTCTGAGTCTTGCTAAACCTAACTTATCAAATAGTTCGTCACGGGACAGGTCAATTTGAATACCCAAATAATCTTTCTTAGCCATTTAATTCCTCTACTGCCGCTGCTACATCTGGAAAATGCTGTGACAAAATATCCCAACATTTGGCGGCTATTTCTGAATGTTCTTTTTGTGTGCCATTCGCCATTCTCAAATCGCAATAATGAACCCAACTTCTTAATGTACCTGACATATACAATGTGGTCACTGTATTGCCTTCCGGTAGTATTGCTCTTGCTTGTTCTTTCGCAATGCCATGATCTAATGCTGTTTTATATAATTTTGTTGTTTGCTTAAGTAGTTCAGCCTGTGCCATATTCCACCACTCAGCAAGTTCTTTGTCTTTAGTCTCAATGCTGTTTTGTCTGTTTTTGAGATCCTGAAGTCTACACTCCCTGTTTACAAACTCAGTGGATTCGGCATAACGCTGACTAAACTCCTGAAAACTAAAACTACGGTGTCTAATAATCTGTCTACTAATGTCACGGGTAGTCTTTATCTCCATTGTTACAGAAACCATCTCAAATGGACTCCAATGGGCATTTTTTATTAGATATCCGAGTAGTTTAGGCGCTGTATCAGCATTATTTTGATTGCCTGGGTTACTTACACGAGCAGCATATGCTATCAATTCATTTGCTGTATGACAACCAGTTGCTGCTGAAGGTGTTGTCATACCCACTAAAGACACTTCACTCATTAACACTTTCTCCATTTTGTAAATTCAAGTTCCGCTGCCAGTCCTTGATATGTATTAGCATTTATAATACTTTGAATTTCACCTGTTGTCAAGCCCGAAAGTATCATATCGTTAATATCTTTCTCTTCCACGTGGTCAGGCCATAAACAGACTTTGTTACCTAGTTTTATTTGTTTGTGTATCAAATTGCACACCTCTTTGTTTCGAGGCTGATTGTCAAATACCATAGTAAAATATGTTAGTCCTAGTTTATCCACTTTACCAAATGCTGTACCAACACAGGCAATGGCATTATCGAGGAATAAACTATCAATGGGACCTTCTACTACATAGATTTCTTTATTAGTGTTCACTTCATCCATGCCGAACACTTGTAGATCATTCTCTTTTACTTTAAGATTTATATATCTTAATTTTTCACCACGCATACCTCTCAAGGCCATACCAGTGAGTTGTCCGTCTCTATCAATGAAGGGCAGAGATAAACGAGGTTGCTTGATATTTAGTGCTTCTGTGTATTTGGTGTTGAGTTGAGACAGTGTGCGAATGTCATCAACATAGTAAAGTCTGTGAAACTGTGATTCGGGTATAAGTCTAGAATTAGCATACCTAATAGCCTCATGTTCGCTATGTAGAGTATCTAACCTGTCCATAAGATTGTCAATCAAACGTGCTGGCTTATCAAAGTCAGGTTTGAAGTCAAAAGCGTACTCAGGATTAGGTTCTTTCTTAGGTTCAGGTTTGTCATCTTTTTTGACAAACTTCTCCATAACATATTCTTTGTATATTAAATGGTCAACCCGCTCAAGGAACTTGCCTAGTGTGGTACCATGGTCACAATTATGACAGCGATAGAACATATCATTGTCTTTACGGTAAAGGTAACCTCGCATCTTATTCTTTTTACGTTCAGAATCACCACATATAGGACAGCGGAAATTAAACAGATAGTTACCTTTATCTTGGAACCTATCCAGTTTAACCGAAACCATGTGAATATATTTTAGATCAATAAACAATGACATAAGACAAAAAACCTATACTTATAGTATAGGTTTATAATAACAAATATTTAGGAGAATGTCAAGTTATATATTAGACATTAGGAAGTTTCTTATTTCTGGTAAGAACATACCACCGGCCACAAGAACACCGATAAGTATCCACCGCCATTTTTCGAGGTTCTCAATTCTGTCCTCGAGTTTATCGTGCTTAGTGCCAATATGTATTTTTAAATCCTTAATAGCCTCTAAGACTTTATCTATATCTTTGGACATTTTTTCCTCTAATTCTGCCATATCCTGTTGGATACTATTGAAGGTTTTTTCGCCCT